AGTGTTTCTGTGCCCTGACCACAGCCCGCATGCCACCCTGTCACGCCCGGCTGGCGTGCGCATGTATGCATTGTTGTGTGAGTCGGCCACCCAGCAGTGAGCACGTACCTTGTCAGCCGCCCATGAATACGGAACTTTCTGCCATTCTTTGGCCAAGGCCAAGTCGACCAATTGCATTGATTGCAGCGAATGCAGAATGTTGAAGTTGGTATAGTCATTGCTAACGCGCCACACACGGGGCCCAATGTCAAATGCCACCCACTCAGCAACATCAGATGGCGTTTGCTGTAGCACCATGCCCCCAAGCTTTGTTGTGCCCTCGACGCCTGACGAAGCATAGCCGGCAACAAAAGAAGCGGCATCATCAAGCGCTAGCAACGCCCTCCGCTTAAGGCCTGGCTCAGGCTTGGTTGAGCCTCGGGCCTCTGCATAAGGAAGTCCAATGCTCTGCACCATGTCGTCTTTGCGCCTCATTTCCATGACGGTCGGCTTGATCGGCCGCAGTTGCAAATCCAGCTCACGTATCCCCAAGAGCTTGAGCTCAGCTTTGGCCGCGCCTCCTTGTGACGTCGTGCCTCGTGGGGTCTGCCACCAACGCCGGTCAAAGTACTCGTCTATTGAGCCTTGATTCCAGCGCAGCTTGCGTACAACATGCTGTGCCACTTCAGCTAAGGTATGTTCCCTTATCCGGCGGTACGCCGCTGAGTCCACAATGCCATTGCCAAAAGCACGCTTCGCTGTCGTTGTCCGTGTCCTCTCTTTATGTTCCTTGACCCAATCAGCCTCAGCGTCTGTGCGCCCTGCGAGGCTAACCAGTCGCCGCATCCTGAAGGCATGGTCCAGCTCCGCCTCGCCTGCTCCAAATATCTGGCCTAAGCGCCTACACTCGTTTGCAAAGGGCTTAATGACATCTGGCCACTGGTCCAGTGGAACTCTGTGAATGCCCAACCGCCCAGTGACATACTGGCCTGTGGGTGTTGTCATCCATATAATCAGTGCTGCCACCGCATAATTGAGCTGCCCCTGCTGCGCATTCACAGCTTCCCAGGCATGTACATTATCGATCAATTGGCAGTCGTATGTAGTCACTACCGTCACCTTAGTCATTTCAGCATAGCGGCGCGGAGGCCACGTATAACTATGGCTCAGCCACTCGCGGTCCCGGATTGTGCTGTCAGCCTTCACACAGGCTGCCTCGACTGCTGTAATGTCGGGTTTAAGACCCAAGAGTACCGCATCCTCGACGGCCACAACGTCGGTCATGGCTGTGCGCAGAGATGCTTGGCAGCATGGGGGTTCAAGCCTCATGCGCTCTCCGGCGGCTGCGAAGTGCCTGGCGGTACGAATCCAAGACTCGCTAGGCCCTGGGAACTTTCTGCCACATCTTCGGCAGCCGCCTGTTGGCTCTCGGAGCCTTGGGCGGATGTGGCTGTTCCAAAATCCTCTATCTTCTCGGCTGGCCCATGTGGGTCATCCAGCCCCAATTCGACTGACTCAGGGCTAGCCGGTGCCACTTCTGTAAGCCGTGTCTCCAGTGACATGCCAGGTAATGGAGTTGGTGCCCTGAGGCTTTCACGCAACTCGCGTTGCTGAAGATGCCGCAGTGTTGCCATGACATCCGTCCTGACATTGATCAGTGACCCCGAGGTAATCGAGGAGCCCATGTTCTGGGACTCAAGTGTGATAGCCCGCGTGATGATGTGGCTGAAGGCCCGCAGCCGTTCCACCTGCTGCTCGAGTGGATGATCTCTTATGATTGAGTCGGCTGGCCAGAACTGCAGCGTCCTGGTAATGTTGAACATGTTGGTCCTCCACTCACTATCATCAACTGGTGAATCCGCCGCCAGCACTTCAGGCCAGTTGGCGTGCTCAAGCACGTCCTCAAGAATCTTGAAATCCCGGGTCAACTCAGTCAACCGCTCGGCTGCAGTATCCGTTGGAGCCGGGGTGTCCGGCTGTGCAGCATCAGGTGACCAGCGTTCCGGAGGCGTGCCCGCCCTTGGCTCCCTCGGAGCTAAAATAGTTGGCTGGTCGCCCTTCAGGTCCAAGTAATCAATTGGGCTCTCCCAATCTTGGCCATGCGCGAACACCAACTCAGGCTGGCAGCTGCCGAGCTTCCGCAGCAACTCATACGCCTGAGTGACATTGCCACTGAATCGCACACTAGCCTGTGCCACATCCTTCCCTATCACCACGCGGGGCTGTACACGTGGCAAAAATCGGTTCGGTTGAGCCTGGGCCACTAAATAGCGTTGGATCGAGCCATCAGACCGCCAGCTAACATACCGAAGCTCTGCTGTTGTCCAGCGTAAGGCGGCGGCCACCTGGTTCTCAGTGGTGATGCCTAGGACGCGGCAAGCATACCAGCGTCCTGCGTCCGGTTGTTCCTCCAGGCCAGCAGGGAGCAACCAGTCCTTCATGAAGGGTCCGCCATTGCTGGGCAAATGTGGCATGACCGAAGTCCACCATGGCACACGGTTGGCCTCCAACACTGCATGATAATTCCTCCTGCTGATGATGGGGACCACCCATTTGAGTGGCTCTGTGATGCAGTCCCACCCGGCTTCAGCCGCTCGCGGTGCAACATGGCGTTCAATGAACTGCCTGGCATAGCGTGGGTGGCCCAAGGCCTTGAAGTGGCGGTAGTCAGCAAGGCCGACAGCCAGCCGGATTGGATGGTTGTCGCCCAGTTCTTTAAGGCCCTCATAATAAGAAGCCGTCAGGAATAGCCCTCTAACCGCTCCTCCATAAAGGTACGAATGGGGGTCTGGGGAAAAGATAGGTGTCGTCTTCATCCCTTCAGCCGTCACACCAGCCATAACTGGGCCAAGCACTCCGACACGCAAGTCCGAGGCTGGAAGTCCAATGCCGACGGCCTGACCGCCAGCAATGACCCCGGCCCTGACTGGTCTGGCAATAAATGCCTGGACTAGCTCAAGAGCATTGAGCCACAGATCATGGCAATCATGCAGATCGCAATAACGCACCATTGTGTCATACACATCCGCTGCCGTGAGATTGCCTCCCACCCCAACCAGCCCGACAGGTGCGTTATACGCAACGCGCGGGCGGTTGAGTTTAGGCCACAACTGTGCAATAGCAAGATGGGTGTCAAGTGGGAAGACATCAGAGGCCAAGGCATGCAAGACATCGACCATGTATAGCTCTGAGGCGTCCTCACATCTCATGTACAATACATCGTTGCCGTCCTCAACTTGCTCACGGCAAAATCCGGCATAACTGGCAATGTTTGACAAAAGTCGTGGCACCGCACGTTGGCCAACCGATGCCCAAGGCCGACTCTTGGCTTCCGTCAACTCTCCGATGATGAGCGCAGTCCAGAGGGCGGCTCCGCGCACCAAGAGACGCATTGGGTGGAACTGGCGCTTGACATTTCGTCCAACTGCATTCCGTATCCATGCCGTGAACTCCTCACGTCGCCCATACAGCAATACCTCCATGTTAGTGAGGGCACGCATATAGGCTTCGTCAAACCCAGCCATGGTCACATCAAGACCTGCCACGGCTGGGTGCAAGATAGGGGTGCGTCGATCCCAATCACCCACTGCCTTGAAAACAATGCTGGCAGGATAGTGATAATTAAACACTTCACCCACCTGCTTCTCCAGGAAAAATCCGTCTGGAGTTTTAGAACGCCACACGATATTGTGGCGCATGTCGACGCCGCGCGACGACACGAGCTCCCTGACATCACGTGTCGTACGAAACAACGACGGAGTCAGAATCCCATCGCCCAGCTGTGTGGTCACAGCCGCGCATAGGTCGAGGTCAGTACCTTGTACTGCAATTGCATGGTTGTTGGTTGTTGTAGCTTCCATTGGGGACTTAGCAGTGTACACTTTTCTGCTGCCAAAGTCGATTAGTTGTTCGTAGTTTTCTCTAACACAAATAACAC